TAAGGAGTAGACACAATGGGAAAAAATGAAAAGACCCCCATTATGATCGACGACGTTGAGTATCAGTACGAGGACATGAGCGCGGAGCAGCAGATGATGGTCAATCACATCGCTGATCTAGATCGTAAACTTTCTTCTGCTAGATTTAATGTTGACCAGCTAGAAGTTGGTAAAAGTGCTTTTGTAAAAATGTTGACTGATTCTTTAATTAAAGAAGATAACAAAGAAATGGATTAAGCGTGGGGATATAGGTGATGACTAATGGTTGTCAAAGACACTGATGCGGTTATAGGTGTTGGAGCCGCCCTAGCTGGCTCTACTGGTCTTGGTGTTCAGTGGGCGCTAAATTTCGGCTCTCTGGCTGTAATCGCGATTAACCTTATCCTTGGTTTTGGTGGTTTATACCTACTCTGGCTGCGTATTCGCCGGGCACGACGCGATCTTGACTAATGGATGGGACCATCGACATCCGCCTGATTGTTACGTTAGGCGGCATCTTATTTAGTGTGGCGGGCGCTGCCGCTGTAGGTAAGATGCAGATTAAGGTTATTCAGGATACCTTGTCGGACATTGAATCCCGTCTCCGCAAGATTGACCAGAGAATAGACGCGCTCGAAAATGGCGAAAGTGTGGTTAAGCAGCGCCTCGACATCTTGGCTAAGATGAACTCACCCGAAAACTTGCGTCGTGACCACATGCAAATAGCCAACATTCTTGCTGATGTCGCGTACCTCAAGTCTGAAGCGGATCGGATGCACAAGATTCATAACGGCGTGCATCCGCCTGTCGCTAGCGAGAGGAAGGCGACATGAACCACGACATGCAGGTCAGGATTAAATTGCTAGAGGCGGACAAAAAATGATTGGTGCGTTACTCCCAGCGGTACTGCCGCTTGTCAAAGATGTGATCGGTTCGTTCTTGCCTGAAGATCCGAAGAAGCGTGCTGAAGCAGAGCGCAAGATTGAGGCGCAACTGACGGAGCATTTGGCGAAGATCGATATCGCGCAGCTTGAAATTAACAAGGTTGAAGCAGCTTCGAGGTCTACTTTTGTTGCCGGGTGGCGTCCATTTATCGGTTGGTCATGCGGCGTTGCTCTTGCTTGGAATTATATTGCACAGCCTATCCTCGTGTTCACGCTCGCGCAGACAGGCCACCTCGTCGATCTTCCTGCGCTCGACATGAGCCAGATGATGCCTGTCCTCATGGGGATGCTCGGGTTGGGCGGCCTACGGACCTTCGAGAAGTACAAATCGGTGAGTAAATAATGGCTACTAAATCACGAGGTGTCGGTGTTTCTGAATGGAAGCCGGTTGATATTAAACACGCGACTAGCATCGGACGCGGCACCAACTCGAAACCCAAGAATAAACACAAACGCCGCTCTTGGAAGCGGTACCGTGGGCAGGGAAAATGACTTTTCTTGAGAAGCTACGTAAAGAGTTAGAGGTGGATGAGGGGGTTATGTACTCCGTCTACTTAGACCACCTCGGCCTGAAAACTTGTGGTATAGGCCATCTTTGTCTGGAGGGGGAGCCTGAGTACGATTGGCCCCCCGGAGCACCCGTTACCGAAGAGCGCGTAGCGGAGCTTTTTGGGAAAGACATTAGTATCACTATGAATGACTGCCGTTGGGTCATCGACGATTTTGAGCAGCTTCCAGAAGAAGTACAGCTTATTTGCTGTAATATGATGTTTAATTTAGGTAGGCCGCGTTTTTCGGGGTTTAAGAAGTTTATCGCGGCCATTCATGTGCAGGACTGGAAAACTGCTGCAAAAGAGATGGCGGATAGTAAGTGGCACCGGCAGGTGCAGAACCGAAGTGGACGACTAATTACCCGTATGCTTGCAGTAGGAGAGGACGATGAGAGCTAAATATGTCGCTGCGGTTAACGAGCAGGGAGACGTAGAACCCGAACACGAGATAGAGGTGGTTTGCGCTAACTGCGGCTATGATCTGGACGCTGTTGAGCTTGAAGCTGATGCTTGCTCAGATTGTGGTAACTCGTTAGAATTGAAGCGTAGTGTAGCTATTACAGTGACCACACTCCCGCTGTTTGGGGTAACGTCGGAGTAACCTAGATGCCCCTTAAGAAGCTATCCTTAAAACCCGGCGTTAACAGGGAACGCACGCGTTATACTAACGAAACCGGTTGGTATGAGTGCGATAAGGTGCGCTTTCGGCAGGGATACCCCGAAAAGATTGGTGGTTGGCAAAGAATATCCGTTAACACGTTTCAAGGCGTGTGTAGGTCTTTGTGGTCGTGGGTAACGCTTGGTGGCCTTAACTACGTAGGTGTAGGTACACATCTTAAGTTTTATACTGAATTAGGTGGGAGTTACTACGATATAACCCCTATCCGGTCTACAACTACCGGCACAGCTACTTTTGCGGCTACGGCGAGTTCGGCCACATTGACTGTTACTGATGCGTCTCACGATGCTATGGTGGGTGATTTTGTTACGTTTAGCGGCGCAGTGTCGTTGGGTGGTAACATTACGGCGGATGTTCTAAACCAAGAATATCAAATACAAACAGTTCCTAGTTCTAATACTTACACCATCACCGCCACAGCCACAGCCAACGCATCGGACACCGGCAACGGTGGTGGGAGTGTAACCGCCGCCTACCAGATCAGTGTTGGTGACGCTATTTCTGTACCTCTTACGGGTTGGGGTGGCGGCGCTTGGAGCAGCGGTGTTTGGGGTACTGGCGGCACTACGGCTGCACCCATGCGTCTCTGGAGCCAGTCTAATTTTGGCGAAGACCTGATTTTTGGCCCTCGGGGCGGCGGTATATATTATTGGGATGTTACTGCTGGCACCGCTACACGGGCGGTAGGTATATCTACTCTAGGTGGCGCGTCGGACACCCCCACTATACAGAATTACATCCTCGTCTCGGATATTAGCAGATTCGTATTTGCGTTCGGGGCGAACACGATAGGCACATCCACACAAGACCCCATGCTTATTCGGTGGTCTGACCAAGAGGATGCCGCCAACTGGACCCCTAGTGCCACTAATCAGGCAGGTTCTCTACGGCTGTCTCGTGGCACCGAGATTGTTACGGCCCAGCAATCCCGTCAGGAAGTTCTCGTGTGGACCGATTCCTCGGTCTACTCCCTGCAATATTTAGGTGGTCAGGCTGTGTGGGGCGCTCAGATTGTGGGTGATAACATATCTATTGCCTCACAAAACGCAGTAGCCTACGCCTCTGGCGCGTCATTCTGGATGGGGCGTGATAAGTTCTATATGTACGATGGTCGCACGCAGGCTCTCCCCTGCGATTTGCGCCGGTATGTATTCAATGATTTTAACGAATTGCAGATAGACCAAGTATTTGCCGGGACGAACGAAGAGTTCCATGAAATCTGGTGGTTCTACTGCTCTGCCGACTCCACATCGGTAAACAGATATGTTGTCTATAACTATCTCGACAAGGTTTGGTATTACGGCAACCTAGCCCGTACAGCTTGGCTGGACTCTGGCACACGACAGTATCCGCTTGCGGCCACTTACACCTACAACCTTGTAAACCACGAAGAAGGTGTGGACGACAACGAAACCGGCACCTCTACGGCTATTGATGCCTTCATAACCTCGGCTGAGTTTGATCTGGATGACGGCCATAGGTTCGCGTTTATTTGGCGCGTGCTACCTGACATGACCTTTGACGGGTCAACGGCCTCTTCTCCTGCGGCCACCATGACTTTCTACCCGCTTAAAAACTCTGGATCTGGGTATATCAGCCCAGCGTCTGCAGGTGGTACTAGCTATGGGTCCGTAACGCGTACCGCAACGGTGCCGGTTGAGCAGTTTACACAGCAGATCAATACCCGCGTTCGAGGTAGGCAGATGGCGATCAAGATTTCGTCTGATGAGTTGGGTGTACAGTGGCAGCTAGGTTCGCCACGTTTGGATATGCGTCCTGATGGGAGGCGGTAGTGGCTCTAAACGATGTTGATATTAACTTTCGCGCCCCCGCTCTCCCGCAGCCGCCGCAAGACTATGACCGCGCAGCGTTTGACCAGTTTAACAATGTCCTTCGCATATATTTTAATCAACTAGATGAAGCATTGAGAAACGCTATGGCAATCCAAGAACCGTACGAGCTACAAGTTTCTAAAGGGCAGGTTGCCGGAGCTACCCCGCTGTACAAGTTTGCCCGTAACCCGGACGTAAATTCTACTGAGGAAACTATTTGGGAGCAGGGTGGTAATTACGTGTGGCCCACCGCTGCGTCTATTATGTATGTAAGTTCCTCTGACGCCAACGATACAAACGGGGGCACAGGGGCGAACAAAGTTAAAGTATTCGGGCTAGATTCTAATTATTTAGAGATTGAAGAAGAAGTTTCTCTGAATGGACAAACCCAAGTTGCTACAACCAAGTCTTATCTTCGTATATACCGTATGTATGTCTCACTAGCTGGGTCTGGGGGTACCGCTGCGGGTACCGTTTATCTAGCTTCTAGTGGTGCATCTGCAGGTGTCCCTACCGGCGATGTTTACGCGAACCTCGGTACAAATAACCAGACACAGCTTGGGGTGTACACTGTCCCTGCGGGCAGAACACTGTATTTGGATGATGTAAACTTTACGGCTGCAATATCTCAAGCAAATGCAAGCGCTACGGTAAAATTCAATATCCGGGAGTTTGGGAGCAACACCTTCAGGACCATAATTATATCTGAACTCCAGAGTAATACCCTCACTGATACTTTTACGTACCCACTACAAATTATTGAAAAAACAGATATCGAAGTTCGCGCCATAGCTACATCCTCTAACAACGCGATTACTGCGAGCTGGCAGGGTGTCCTCGTAGACAACTAAACGCTACATAGATATACTGTGAG